TGCCTCATGGCCGAAATGAGGGGGCTCTACATCGACTTCGAGGACGATCAGAACAGCGTCGCCGCCAGACTCATCGCCCTCGGCGTCCCCGCCGAATCCATCGCCAACCCGGAACGATTCGTCTACGTCCGCCCCGACGAACCACTCAGAGACCGCAACGGCATCCCACTCCCCGGATCAACAGACTTCGACCCCATCCTCCGAGAACCGTTCGACATCGCCATCATCGACGGCGTAACAGAAGCCATGACCACCGAAGGGTTCTCACTCATGGACAACGCCGACATCGCCAAATGGATGAGGCTGCTCCCCAAACGGATCGCAGACAGGACCGGGGCGGCAGTCATCTCGATCGACCATGTGGTCAAGAACAAAGACGCCCAAGGCCGATATGCGCTCGGCGGCCAACACAAACTGGCCGGCGTCACCGGAGCCACCTACCGGTTCACCACCACCCGTCAACTCGGACGAGCAACCACCAAACCCATCACCGGGTCCGTCATGATCACCGTCGAAAAAGACCGGCCCGGATGGGTCCGGGGACGCCAAAGCGGAGACGGACGAATCGCCGTGCTCGAGATCACAAGCTGGCCCGACGACACCGTTGACGCCCGGTTGCTCCCACCCGATGAAGCTCGCACACCGCCACCGTGGGATCTCTGCCGAGAAATCCTCGAGCTGCTCCGAGCCTACCCAGGGCTCTCCAAAACCCGCATCGAAACCGAGCTCGATGGGAAGGCAGCAACCATCCGTGAAGCTCTCAAATGGCTCACCGGGCAAGGATGGGTCTCTGTCACACAGTCCGGTCAAACCCACCGTCACACGATCACCGCGGAAGGTGCGGACGCCCTCAGGGAAAATGAGAATGACTGAGAATGATCCCAACCCCGTCCCCCCGTCCCAACCCCGTCCCAACCCCGTCCCGGACGGGGTATCCGTCACCCCGTCCCCCCGTCCCACCCCGTATATGGGACGGGGTGACGGGGACGACACGGAGCAGAAAAAAACAACCAACCCCGTCCCAACCAAACCCCGTCCCAAAACCGACCAATCCGACACCCCCTCAAGGCCACTCAAACCCTGTCGATGGACCTGCTCCCGCTGCGGCCAACACATCACGCTCCACATCACCCCCACCAGCCCACCGATCTGCACCCGACCACCCCACCGGCCAACCCTGATGCGAAAGGACAGCGACCAGTGACACAACGTCGACTCGCCGCCCAGCTCGCCGCCGGCCACCAGCTCGCAGAAAAGTTCTACGCCGCCGCCCTTCCCGTCCTCGAGCTCCTCGCCACCACAGCCCCAGACGGCTACCCCAGTGGCGGCGGGGTGCGAGGCTCATCAGAGCTGACGTCCGTTGAGAGGGCCGTAGAAGCCCGTCTCAGGGACGCAAACGCCCAAGACTGGCAAATCATCCTCACCGCCCACCAAACCGCCACACAGGCCTTCCACGACGGCCTCGCCGCCATCGACCGTCACCGACGCCCCGACCCCACCGACACCACCCGCCACCGATGCACCGGCGGCATGGGCCTCCCAGGCCACCTCACCTGGGGACGACCCGACTGCACCAACATCGTCCCCGACCAGCGACGCAACGCCGGACTCTGCGACGCCTGCCGAATGAGACGCCAACGCTGGCAACGAACCGGCGAAACCGACTGACAAGCGTTCCAATCACATCATCCCAGCATGACTTGCATTTGCATCCCGCAGCGCATATCGTTTTGCTATCTAGTGCGTCGTGCGCCCAAAGCCACGACACACTTGTCCACATCAGGGGACGGACATGCCGCTGAGACCCTGCCTCGCCTGCGGGTCCCTCACCACCACCACCCGCTGCCGGTCGTGCGAATCCAAACGTCAGCAGGCTCGCAACGCCAACCCTCGCCGCCGGGCCCGCTATGACGCCGATCACCGTCAGCTTCGTCGTCTATGGGCATTCCAAGTCGCCACTGGCACTGTCGCGTGCGCCCGCTGCGGTCAGCTGATCATCGGCGATTTCGATCTCGACCACCTGTCCGACGGTTCGAGGCCGAGCCATCCGAGCTGCAATCGTGCTGCGCATTGAGTGGGAGCGACTCAAGTTTTTTGTGGGAGTTGATGGGTGAGCACCCCGCAGCAGCCTTCGTCAATCCGGGACGGTTGGCCAGCAGTTTTTGGGAGTGGTTCTCATGACCGCCAAGAAGCCGGCAGCGATCCGTCAGCGTGGGACGAGGACGAAGGATGTTGGCACCGTGTCTCGGTTGCCGGTGGTGCGGGCGGCGGCCGCACCACTGCCGGCCGAGCACTGGGCGCCGGAGGTTGCTGAGGGATGGCACGAGTTGTGGTCGTCGCCGCTTGCTGATCCGAAGGTGTTGAAGCCGACTGATGTGCCGGCGTTGCGTCGCCTGTTCGAGTTTCGTCATCAGCTCGTGTTGGCCCGGCAGCGGTTTGATGCTGAGCCGGAGGTTGTCGGGTCGATGGGTCAGCCGGTGTTGTCGCCGTGGGCTGGGGAGATTCACCGGCTCGAGGGTGTGATCTCCAAGTTGGAGGATCGGTTTGGGTTGACGCCGTTGGCTCGGCTGCGTCTTGGTGTCACGTTTGAGGAGGGAGTGAGTCTTGCCCAGCGGAACGCGCAGCTCCTCGCCTCGCTCCAAGCTTGATCCCGGCGATATCGCTGCGGCGTGGATCGAGGCGTCGCTCGTTCACGGTGAGGGTGATCTGTTCGGTGAGCCGTTCCGGTTGACCGAGGATCAGCGCCGGTTTCTGCGGGATTTGTATCGGATGCAGTCCGGTCGGCGGGTGGTGCAGCGGGCGTTGCTCGGCCGGGCGAAGGGATGGGGCAAGACGGAGCTGCTGGCAGCGGTCGGCCTCGAGCAGCTTTGTGGGCCGTTCGCTCCGGCGGCGCCGAACGTGCCGATTGCTGCGGCGTCGTTCGAGCAGGCTGATCTGCTGTTTGGCACGGCTCGTGTGATGGTGACCGAGGGACCGTTGAAGCCGTATCTCGAGGTTTTCGACACCGAGATTCTTCGCAGGGATGGTCCGGGGCGGATGTATCGGGTGGCGGCTGTTGCTGGCACGAATGATGGTTCTCGGCCGACGTGTTTCATCGCTGACGAGTTGCACGAGTGGACTGGTCTTAAGGCAAGAGTGTTTCTGGTCATTTCCAACTCGATCGCCAAGCGCAAGGACGGTCTGGTTCTCGCCATCTCCACGGCCGGTTCTGACGATTCGGAGCTGCTGCGCAGCATGTACGACTACGGGCGTCGTGTCCGTTCCAATGAGGTAGTTGACCCGCATTTCTTGATGGATTGGGCTGAGGCCGACGAGACGCTCGATCCGCATGACGGTCCTGATGTGCGTCGCACGATGGCGTTGCAGGCGAACCCTCACGCCGAGCTGTTCGACATGCTCGAGCACATCGAGCGTCGCTGGCATGAGATTCCGGAGCATGAGTGGCGCCGCTATTTCGCTAACCAGTGGGTGACGTTGGCGGGTGAGTCTTGGCTTCCCACGGGGGCGTGGGGGGCGTGTCGTGATGACACGATCGGCTTCGTTGACGGTGCCGATACGTGGGTTGGTGTGGACATGGCGCTCAAGCATGATTCGGTGGCGGTGGTTGCCGGTCAGTGGGCGTCGGATGGTCGTCTGGTGGTGCGTCATCAGGTGTGGCTTCCTGCTGGGGACACGGTTGATGTGGCTGCGGTCGAGGCGCATCTGCGGTTGTTGCATTCGCAATATCGGTTGGTTGAGGTTGCTTACGATCCGGCGTTTTTCGCTCGTTCGGCGCAGACGTTGGAGGATGACGGGTTGCCGATGGTGGAGTTTCCGCAGTCGGCGCAGCGGATGGTGCCGGCCTGCCAGGTGGCTTACGAGCTGATCTGTGGTGGCAAGGTCGCTCATGATGGGTCTCCGGTGTTCGCTGATCAGGTTGAGTCGGCGGCGCCTCGGATGACGGATCAGGGGTGGCGGTTGTCGAAGGGGAAGTCGCGGCGCAAGATTGATGCTGCGGTGGCGCTTGTGATGATGGCGGCTCGGGCTACGCAGCCGGTGGAGGCTGTCGAGTCGTTCTTCGTCTACTGACCCGCCGGGAAGGGCTTTGTGATGATTGATTCTGCTGCTTCTCGTCGGCGTCGTGTTGTTGGGGGGTTTCTCCAGGGTCTCGGCCTTGTTTCCACTGTCGTCGCCGGGTTCGCCATCGGTTCGATTGTCGGTTTGGTCGCGCTCGGCGGCGCGCTGTTCTTCACCGGGTGGGCGTTGGACCGGAGTGCCGGCTGATGCTTGGTATCCGTCCGGTGCGGGAGCAGCGCACAGCGAACCTGTCGGTCCTCGAACGGATCGCAGAGCAGCGGTCCGGGTCGACGTGGGCTGGGGTCAGTATCACGCCTGAGGCGGCGCTGTCGGTGCCGTGGGTCTGGTCTTGCCTCCAGCTGACTGCCGGGGTGATCTCCACAATGCCGGTGGACGAGTATGTGCGTCGTGATGGTGTTGCTGAGCCGGTGTCGTCGATGTCGCCGCTGTTGGTGGCACCTTCCGCCCAGGTGTCGCTCGAGGATTGGATTTTCCAACACATCGAGTCGATGATCATGCACGGCGGCGCATGGGGTGCCATCGTTGCACGGGATCGGGCGATGCATCCGACGCAGGTGGAGTTGGTGTCACCGACGGTGGTCACGGTCCGTCAAGATCGGTTTGGTGGCGAGTGGTCTGTTCGTTTCGACGGCAAAGTGATGGACCGGGACGAGGTTTGGTATGTGCCTGGTCGCACTCGGGCCGGGTCACCGTTCGGGATTGGGTTGCTCGACTACATGCTTGAGACTGTCGCTGTTGGTGTCGCCGCCCGAAAGTATGGGGCGCAGTTCTTCGGTGACGGCGCTCACCCGACGATGGTGGTGACGCCGCCGACTAACCCAGGTGAGGACGGGGCGAAGGCGCTCAAGGCCCGTCTGCTCGACATCCTGCGTGGCAATCGTGAGCCGTTGATCGTTCCGAACGGCACACAGGTCGAGCCGTGGCAGACGAATCCGTCTGACGCGGCGCTGGTTGAAGTGCTCCGTCAGAACGCCACTGATGGGGCCCAGTTCTTTCTCGTGCCTCCCGAGCTCGTCGGTGGGGTGACCGGTGACTCTGCCACTTATGCAAACGTTGAGGCGAGGGTGTTGAATCTGCTCGCCTTCGGTGTCGCGTTCTGGTTGACGAAGTGGGAACGTGCGATCAGCAGGCAACTTCCTCGACCTCGGTTCGTGAAGTTGAACGAGGCGGCGATCATCCGCACCGACGAAAAGACAAAGATCGACGTGTTGGCGACGGCGGTGCGGGCCGGCTTGCGCACGCAGAACGAAGGCCGCGTCAAGCTCGACCTGTCACCGCGCGACGACGGTGACCGCCTCAACTGGCCGCCGAACACGACCACTCCGCCGAAGGACAAGCAGCCATGACCCTGCGTGATCTCCGCAACCTCCCCGAGCCGGTCATCCGCCGACTCGTTGACAATGACGCCCTCGATGACTATGGGGTCACCGCGCGTGGACGAATTGTCGAAGCAGGCTGGGATCATCGGGACCGTCTCCCCCAGCAGCGGCTCGAGGTCCGTTCTGACGGTGACGGTGACAACCAGCCGATCCTCGACGGGTACGCCACCATCTACGACTCCGCCTATTCCGTCTATGGTGGCAAAACGTCGGCGTTCGGATGGGACGAGACGATCGTTGCCGGTGCCGCCGACAAGAGTCTGAGTGAACGAGATGACGTTTATCTGCTGTTCGACCACGACGGTTTGCCGCTCGCCTCGCAGAAGGACGCCACCCTCGACCTGACGAGCGACAAGATCGGCCTCCTCACGATCGCCCGCCCCGACATGCGTTCGGCCTGGAACACGGAAGTTGTGATGCGGGTGCAGTCCCACGCTCTTGACGCCATGTCGTTCGCGTTCTCCGTCATCCGTCAGGAATGGAACGACGACTACACCGAGCGGTTCATCACCGAGCTGCGTGTGTGGGATGTCTCCATTGTGAAATGGCCGGCGAATCCGGCCACCCACATCCACGCTCGGGCCACCGAGCCCCAGTCGCGTGGCGCCTCCCTGGCGCTCGCACTTGCCGAGGCCGAGACGCTCCGTCTCGCTCGGCGCAACGTCACCTGACGTTGCAACGGCACCACGCCGGGCATCACGCCGCCGACCACGCCGGACCCCATCTAGGGCACCACCTGTGTCGGCACCTGTCGCCCACCTGAGCCGGACCCACCCCAACCTCGTGAGTCCCCAGGAGGACCTGTGAAGTATCTCGAAGAGCTGCGTGCCGTTGTGGCGGCCAAGCTGGAGGAGCGTAAGGCCGCCCAGGCTGCGCTCGACAACGTGCTCGCCATCCCCACCGCTGAAGGGCGGAGCGAACTGACCGACGCCGAGAACCTCGAGTTCGTCGCCAAGCGTGACGTTCTCAAGGCGCTCGACCAGGAGATTGACACCCTCGAGGAGCGTGTCGCCGACCTGACCGCCGAGCAGGAGCGGCGTGACAACCTCGCCCGGGTCTCCGCCCAGGTGCCTGCTGTCGGCGGCGCCAAGGTGATCAGCGAGGCCCGCACCTACAACCCGCAGAACGACAAGCGAGGCCATCGGTTCTTCGCTGATGTGGCATCCCGCCAGTACGATCCGGATGCCGCCGAGCGGCTCGCCCGCCACATGAACGAGGAGCGTCTCGAACGTCAGCGTGACGGTCGGGAGCTCCGAGCTGTCGGCACGTCGGCGTTCGTCAACCTCGTCGTCCCGCAGTACCTCACCGACATGGTGGCACCGAAGCGCAAGGCGATGCGGCCGCTCGCCAACATCGCCAACGCCCACCCGCTGCCCGCCCAGGGCATGACCGTCGAGATCAGCCGGATCACCACCGGCTCGTCGGTGGCGGTGCAGGCGACGCAGAACAGCGCCGTGTCTGAGACGAACATGGACGACACCGCCCTGTCGATCGCGGTCAAGACCTCCGCCGGTCAGCAGACGGCCAGCCGTCAGGCGATCGACCGTGGCGCCGGCATCGATGATGTGATCATCCAGGACCTCCTCGGAGCCCTGGAGACAAACATCGACAACACGCTGATCACCGAGGCGACCACTGGTCTGGACGCGGTGACCGACGCCAATCTCGATGTCGCCTACACCGATGCCAGCCCGACCGCTGCGGAGCTGTGGCCGAAGCTGTTCGACGCCGTTCAGCAGGTGCAGACCAACCACTTCGGCGGTGTGTCCCACTTCTTGATGCATCCTCGCCGGTTCTGGTGGCTTGCGTCGCAGGTGGGGACGAACTTCCCGTTCGTCAACCTGACCGGCGCCGGCCCGCAGGCTGGTGGGTCGGTCACCACGGCCGGCTACGGCGACGGGCCCAGCGGCTACCTCGCCGGGCTCCCCGTCATCGTGGACGCCAACGTCGCCACGAACCTCGGTGCCGGCACCAATGAGGACGCCATTTACGCCGTGAGTGCTGACGAAGTGCATCTGTGGGAGGACGACACCACCTACATCCGTACCGAGGAAGTGAACGCATCGACCCTCGGTGTCCTGTTCGTGGTGTTCCGCTACTGGGCATACACCGTGTCCCGGTATCCGAACGCTCATGCCCGGATCAACGGCACGGGTCTGATCACCCCAACCTTCTGACCCGACATGTGACCAGCACCCGATTCGATTCGACGGATCGGGTGCTGGTCACTTCTCAAAGGAGAATCCATGTCACGAGTCGAAGCGTTGCTGCGCGAGCGCGAGGGCTACGTCCGGCGCGGTCTCACCGAACGCGTCGCCGCCGTCGATGCCGAGCTGGCCCGCCTCGGCGCCGTGCCGCCGGAGATCGAAGCGGCGGCGATCGTGCCGTCTGAGCGGGCAACACCGAGCCGGGCCCGCAAGACCAAAGGCTGACAACTTTATGCATGAGGCCGTTATCGGATGGATGACCGCCACCCTCGATCGATTCGACCTGTGGGGCGCCCGCACCGTGCTCGACCTCGGTGGCCGCAACGTCAACGGAACCACCGCCTACCTGTTCCCTCGAGCGACCTACGTCGTTGTCGATCTGGTCGAGCACCCGAGCGTCCACGTCGTCGCCGACGCCGCCACCGTCGATCTCGGTGAGCAGTTCGATCTCGTCGTCTCGACCGAGCTGCTCGAACACACCGACCGGGGCGGCGAGATCATCGCCAACGCCCACCGCCATCTTCGTCCCGGTGGCACATTCATCGCCACGATGGCCGGCCCTGGCCGGGCTCCACACGGCGCCGGCGGTGAACCCGACCCCCTGCCTGGCGAGTGGTATCGCAACATCGAACCAGACCAGCTCGACCGCTGGCTGATGGACGCCGGGTTCGTCGTCTGGCAGGTCGACGTGGTCGGGACCGATGTGCGCTGCTGGGCGATCCGAGGAGATGTCTGATGGGATATGCGACGCTCGATCAGGTGCGCGAACGGCTCCGAGTCCCCGACACCGCCGACGACAACCGGCTCTCCGACCTCATCGACACTGCCACAGCGATGATCGACCAAGACACCGGTCAAACATTCGGCCAGCTCGCTGCCACCATCAAGACCTTCACCCCGGATGACACTTACTGTCTGCGTGTGCCGCCGCTCATCTCGATCACGACCCTGAAAACCGACGATGACGCTGACGGCACCTACGAAACCACATGGTCCGCATCCGACTACGAACTCGACGGTTACGGCGACTTCCTCGGTTCGTCCGGTGTCGATCCCTACGAAATCGTGCGAGCCGTCGGAGCTCACACCTTCCCGATGCCGACATCGACCGGTCGCCGTCGGCTGGTGCAGATCACCGGCACATGGGGATACACCACGACCCCAGCACCGATCGTGGAGGCGACGATGCTACTCGTGTCCCGACTGTGGGCTCGGGCCGGATCACCACTCGGATCAATGCCAGTTGGTGACGGTGGCGTGCTGTTCGTCCGTTCCGCCGACTCCGACTATCAGCGGCTTATCGGTCCGTTTGTCCGCTACGGGGTCGCCTGATGGCATCCCTCGCTGACATTCGCACCGCCATCGCTGATCGGCTCACTGACATCGACGGGTTGCGAGTCCACGCTCACCCGGTGTCGATCTTCACACGTCCCGTCGCCTGGGTCGGCTGGCCAGACTCGTTCGAAACAGCAACCACCTTCGACCGGGCTGTCACCATCCGCATCCCTGTCACGATCGAGGTTGACGCCCCCCATGACCGAGGCGGCGATCTAGCACTCGGTGCCTACATCGAATCCGACGGCCGGACCTCGATCGAGCAGCTGTTCGATGACGACCCGACGCTCGATGGGGTGGTGCATTCCGCTGCTGTGATCGAGTGGCGGGCGCTCGGCCCCACATCAGTCGATGATTCGATGATCTACACGGCGACTGCCATCGTTGAGGTTTTGGCATGAGGGCACTCGTCGTTCGGCCTGGACCCGCTTATAGCGTTCAGGACGTTCACCGAGGGCTCGTCACCGGGCTCAAGGCGAACGGTGTCGAGGTCCACGACTTCTTCTATGATGATTTGCTCGAGTTCCACTCGGCCGCCCACATCAAAGTGGGCAAGAAGTGGAAGGCAGGTCTTGACAAGCGGGGTGCTCTCCAAGCATGCGGCGAGTGGCTGCAAGCAGCGATCTATCGGGTATGGCCTGACCTGTTGATCTTCACCAGCGGATTCTGGATTCACCCTGAAGTGCTCGGGGTGCTCAAGTTCCGCCCCCACCACACGGTGCTGTGGTGCACCGAGTCACCATACGAGGATGACCGACAGGCCGAAACAGCCGAATGGGTGGATACCTGCATTATCAATGATCCGACACATCTCGGCATGTTCCGTCAGGTCAACCCGAACACTCACTATCTGCCACAGTCCTATGATCCGACGTTCCATGCGCCCGGTCCTGGTCGGCCGGAGTGGGCGTGCGATGTCGCCTTCGTCGGCACGTGCTTCCCGTCACGCCAGATGTTCCTCGAAGAAGTGGATTGGACCGGTCTTGACCTCCGCCTTGCTGGCATGTTCGCCAACGTCCCCGACGACTGGCCGCTCCTCGACAGGCTGATCTTCGACAGGAACGAATGCATCGACAACGCCGAGACGGTGGACCTCTACCGCTCGTGTCGGGCGAGTTTCAACCTTT